AGCACATCCCGCTAAACCTCCCACAGCTGAAGAAATAGATGCATTAATAAATGAGTTAGTAAGAAATTGGGAAAATAGAGAAAAAATACTAAAAGACGCTGAAAGCACAATGGATTTGAGTAGAATATTGGAGCACTGTCAGAAACAATATCAATTAGCACTTTCCACAGCACCTCCCACTAAACCTTCCACAGCACCTCCCGTAGCACCTCCCACAGCATCTTCCACAGCATCTTCCACAGCATCTTCCACAGCATCTTTCGTAACACCTTCCACTAAACTTCCCGTTAAACCTCAAAAAAATAACAACGAAGACCCAATAAAAACTATGCACGCAATTTTTGATAAACTACTCAAAAACTCAAAAAACCCAAAAAAACCAGACTATAAAGCTATTAAAGAGGCGGGGATAACAAAAGAACTCCTAGAAAGAGTGAACCTACCAGAGAATAAGGCTATAGAATTATTTAACCGATGGAAGAATGCAAAAGAGTATGAGTTGGATAGGGATAGCGATATAGACTAAATTATTCCAATTAAAATGCTAAGAATAAGTTGTATGTGCTATTATTCACAAATTTATTAAATTTTAATATGAATGTTATATAACTAATAAAAAGAAAATTTTTAATTTAAAAATAAAAAAATATAATATATCTTAATGGATGTTAACGAACAAGTCCGCAAGTCTTTAGAACAAGCAAAAAAATTAACAGATGATGCAAATGCCATCAAGGCTAAATCATTAGCTGATGCACAAGCCACCGTTGCTATGGCTAAAGCATTAACAACTCCTACAACACCTGCAGCCAAACCAACTACACTACCACCTCCTAAAGAAGAAAAGCCTGATGCTGGTAAATATATTTATAGTGTATTTCATACAACAATGTCTATAGTTGCAATTTTTTTATCATATCGATGCAATGGTTGCTTTGAATGGATTCCATTTTTAGTTGCATTATGTTGCCCATATGCATATATAATATATATTATTGCATTTAAAGGAATGTGTTTATCCAGTTCATTTATAGCTCCACAATGTGCTCCAGAAGTTGTATTCATACAAACTCCTCCATATGGATACCAAGCTCAACCATCATTTGGCTACACCCCACCTCCAATGCCATCCACAATAGGAGCATCTAGACCGCTCTAAATAATACTATTATTTATATTATATCAGTATAAATAATAATAATGAAAACTTATTCACAAATAATACAACTATTACATATTATACTAATATTTAGTATAATTAGTTCTGTATTTATAAATAATATAGAATTAAAAAAATTTATATTATCTATTTTAATTCTATTATTTATTCAATATATAACAAATTATGGAAGATGTGGTTTGACAGAGATAGAATATATGATATTAGGAGAAAAATATAAAGAGGGATTTATTTATCGTTTAGTAAAACCTGTGATAGATGTATCAGAAGAATATGTGGAATATAATATTATTATACTACATACTATTTGGATGTTTATTTTATATTTTCAAATTAAAGCTTAAAGACAGTCATTGATGTCATACTATCTATTCGTGTTACTAAATGATGAGAATATAAATTTCTAGAATATCCAGGAGCCCCTATCAATAAGGTTGTATCCATATTATGCATATCAAAATCAAATGATAAATATGTTGTGAATGAAGGATTAGTATTATTAGGTTGGATATATAATGATTGTAATGAACCTAAATTATGTGATATATAGATTGGAAAAGTAGTTCCTATCAATACATTACCGTTAAATAATCCATATATAATTTCGTGAGCAGATGGTAATATTAGAGTGCTTGTATTATTATTCGTAATCCTAATATAATTATTAACAAACATACTTGCAGTCAAAACATTGTTTTGATTTAAATCTAGCTCATTAAAAGTCATTCGATCTATATCATATGGTTCATCAACACCGCCACTACCAATTGGCATAAATCTTGATGTAGCAGTCATCATATTAATATAATTCATATTATTAATTTCATTCTTACTATAATAATTATTTATAATGGAAGAGTTTAATTTATTATTAATTGTTTGTGCTATATCAGTTATACCACCAACACTTAATATCCCATTTATATTCAAACTATTATTTACTGTAATAGGAGTAGTACCTGATATATTATATTGAGGTACATACAAATAACTTGTTGTTGTCATATTATAATAATTTTCTAATATAGTAGAAGTAGCTGTTTTATTATAATAAGATGATAATAAATTATTGGTTTCGCTAATTGTATAATAAGAAGAAAAACCACTAATATTCATATTATTAATAGCAGCTTCTACATTCGTAATATTACCAAGATGTAAAGATGGTAAATATGTTGCACCTGTTACATTAACATTCCCTGTAATATTTACATTATTTTGAAAATTACTAATTCCATTAATATTCAATCCGGAAAGAGCCAGTATATTACCACGTAATATAGAATTACCACTAACATTTAAACTAGAAGAGGTATTAATACTACCTCGGACTGTTGCATTTGTACCAACTATAATTTCTGCTTGTGCATAAACATCATTATTAAATCTACTCAATCCACTTACAGTAAGAGTATTGGTTGTGAGATTATCTGTAACAATTAAATCACTCACACTAGTCATATAATATAATTTAGATATTTTATTTCAAAAATAATAAATAAAAAATTTAAAATATTAAGTTTGAAATGAATAAAAAGATAATTTATAATAATGCAATCCATACAAATTGATGGAACTTTCACGTATTTAGACACAGTAAAAACTGTTAAATTAGGAGATAATGTTAAGTTGATAAAGAACCCTAATAATAGAATAAATAAAGAGGCGATAGGTGTTTATACAAAAGAAGGTAAGAAATTAGGATATGTTCCCTTCAAATCATCACAACTTGACATATCAATAGAATATTACATTTCAAAAATAAATTTAACAAAAGATAATTTACAACTTTTAATAAGTAGAAAATACCCAGCCTCAGGAGATTCAAATATAATTCAGATTGAACCAGAAATAATTCGAAAAACACATGTTAGCAAGCAAATTAATAATCTTTTCCCAGAAAATTTTATCCAAGATTTAAAAAAGTTTGAAAAAAACTTGGGAAAATCTGGGGTAAAATTTAATAGAATAGTTCCAATTTATTACGATTCGAATTATATTACTATTATGATAGAAACAGATGACAATAATGAAAAAGTCAAGAATTACTTTTACTTGGTAACCAAAGAATATTATGATAAGAATGTTTTTAAATACGATGAGTTCTTTGAATTGGGATTAATGGCACGAAATATATATATTCCATTTCAAACACATCGATTAGAAATATATATAGAAAAAAATTATAAACCTATCAAAGCGAATAGTCGTACTAAAGCAGATATAGATATGACTGAAACAAAAATAGAACGAATTTTAAAAACAAAAACAATAGATGACGAAGAGATGATACGTGCTATTATACAAAGTGAAATAATGGGAAATACAATATCGGAAGATTATTCTATTAATTTATTACCCTTATTAGAATTATTCCCAAATTTAAAAGTTGGCGGGATATGTTATAATAACGCGATGAAGAAATACTGTTATATAGATATATATAATAATGATATGATTATTGAACTAATATTTGATAAACCAACAAACGCGAAACTCAATGAAATGAATTGTAAATTAGAGATTGCAAATAAAAGTACATTTGTTATGATAAATCCAATAGCTGGGATTCTATATAAAAAGTGTGATAATGAATGTTAAACAATAATTTCTAATGTTTGTGTAAGTTCCTTTGATACTTTGTCTCTATTATTATATATCATTAGTTTAACATCTTTCATTTTATCTTCATAATATGCACCTTCTCTACTTTCCATTTTGCTTATAAAGTTCTCAATACAATCTTTCGTTTTAGCATCTAATACATCAGTATTAGATTCAAAAAAGCTCTCAATATCATCCATTCTCGCACCAACCACTTCATTTAATAATTCGCTTTTATCAACAGCAATAAAATTTTTTGTTGTTTTATCATATTTATAAGCAATATTATTTTGAAGATTTGTTATTAGGATATTTTTAAATTGCGGGTATTTATCATTCAGATGGGCTTCTTTTATAAGATATGGTAAACAACCATAACGTTGTTTTAATATTTCAATCTGTTTATTTTTAGAAAATACAGTATCCAAGTTTTCATTACCCAATTGAACAATATTATAAATAGTATTCGTATTATTACAATTGTTATTTAATGTATTATTAATTTTCTGCAATGTTTTAGGATGAACCTTACATTGTTTATTCATAATTGTTAATAATTCTTTTTTCATAGCAGCTAGTTCTTCTTTCATTTCCTCTCTCAATTCTTCTTTCATTTTACATCTTTGTTCATCTAATTTAATATTCTTTTCTTTACAAGTATTAAAATGTCTTTTTAGGTTATATTTTCTTGTAAAAATTATTTTACAATATTCACATTGTAGGTCATTATTAGGAAAAGCCTTGCTTTTTTCTAATAAAGTAGCTGGATGTTTATTTAGTTCTTCTTTCTTTGGGAGTATTTTAGGAGTATTTGAGAGTATTTTAGGTGTATCTGGGAGCATTTTAGAGTAATGAAATTTATTGTTGTGATTCCATAGGGATTGTCTAGATGCATATATTATATTACATACAATACATATATATCTCTTCGGAGTGTACTCGGATGTACTCATTATATATACTATTAATTATATATTAATCTTTTAGATATTTATTTTACTATATATTTATTGTACACTTTACCGTACACTTCTCATCGTACACTTATACATGAGAGAGAGAGATAGAATGAAATAATTTTCAAGATAAAATGTTATATCAATTATTACTAATTAATTGAACTTTTTGTATTTAGAAATATATAATTTCTAATTAATAATAAAATGTCTAATGGTTCTATTTTAGATTTAGTTGCAAAGGGTGTGCAAGATGACGACCTAATTGATAATAAGAATAAAACTCCCTTCTTTGATTTTTCTATTGATAAAAAAAATAAGTATTCCAAAGGTGATACCATATTTTATGCTCAGGGTAAACCAAATTGGGGAAATACATTTCGATTTAATATTGAAAAAAAAGGAGACCTTTTATACGGTTTATATCTAGTAGTAAGATTACCTAAAATATCTATTGCAAATTTAAATACACCAGTTCAACAAAATGAAAATGATACTACTAGTAATTATCGTATTCATTATACTGATTTTGTTGGCAATGCATTGATTGATAAGATTAGTTTATATTTCAATGGTATGTTGATAGATGAAATGTATGGAGATTATATGCAATTCTATACCGATTTATATTTATCAGATTGGAATAGAAAGCAAATGATCGGTATGGATGATTATATCAATAAACCAAATTTGAAAATAGATTCTGAATCAATTTATATCCCATTAAAATTTTGGTTTTGCAATGATATTAAGAAACCATTACCAGTCATTGCTCTTCAAAATACAGAAATATACATTGATGTTACATTTAAAAGTTTTCAAGATTGTATTTGTGTTTTAGAGAAAGATAATAGTGGAAATTTATTTCATTCAAATTATGTTCATCCTGTTGTATCAATCGAAGATTGTGTATTACAAGCTAACTTTTACTATGTTGAGTTGGAAGAACGAAAAGAATTGGCAACCCGTGATTATGAAATTGTCATTACACAGGCGCAAATTAGAAATACTACTATAGGTACCACTGGTTCATTAGAAATAAATTTTAATCATGTGGTAAAAGACCTGATGTTTGCTATTTATCCCTCAAATAATAAAATGGTTGGAGAATTTTTTAATCTTACTAGTAAATTACAATATCCACCAAACCAATTAAAAAATATTTTAGATTATAATTTGTGGAATCTTACACCTGAACGACACCTTTTATCTCGAGCTAGAATTCTTTTTAACGGTATTGAGAGAGTTGAATGGAGAGACGCCAAATATTTTTATTATATGCAGAATCACGAAAATTTTAAGAACTTATTATTAACACATTTCTATGTCTATTCATTTAATATTGAACCAACTAAATGTAGTAATAGTACAGGATGCAATTTTTCAAGAATAGAAAACACTCAATTACAAATTGAATTAAAACCACAACAATTTGTTATTAATAATATGGGTCAATTATATATTCCAACCGATACCTACGAGTTACGTTGTTTTGCAACTAACTTTAATGTATTGGTTATTAGAAATGGTTTAGGTGGCCTCAAATACAGCAACTAAAATGGTTGTGAAATAACTATTTTACAGCGGGACTATTTTAAATGAAATGGAACTTTGTTCAAGTTTATTAAATTCTAACTTTGTTAGAATTTGACACGATTTATATCAAATAGAAAATATATAGTTTTACGCTATCCTAGGGTGGATAGCGTAAAATATTATCTAAATTATATATATGGAAACAAAATTAGAAGATTTTATTATAAAACGTTCCAATATCCCTAAACAATTTTTGAAAGATTTTTTTAATTTGGGTGGAGATACATATGGTGATACTTATAAAAATATTAATTTTGATAATATTGTTAAATGGTTAGAAGTTCAAAAAAATCACTTAAAACGATTATTAAAAGATAATTTTAAAATTATGGATGATTATACTGAAGAAAAAATATTAGTAAAAAATAAAAAAAGAGGTGCTAATTATGTATCTAAAATTATGCTTACACCTGATTGTTTTAAGGAATTATGTATGTTGTCACAAAGTGATAAAGCGAAAGGTATAAGAAAATATTATATAGTAGCAGAGGGATTATTAAGAGACCATTTTGAACAAATTATAAATGATCTTAATAAAGAGCTTGGTTTGATTAAAACTAATATCAAAAAACCAGTAGAAGTTATTGGAGGCCATATTTATATATTGAAAGCTATGAATACAACACAGAAAGATATGTTTAAATTAGGCAATTCAGATGATATGAAAAAAAGATTAAGAGTTTATAATACAGGAAATGCAAATAATATAGACCCCTTATTCGTAATGAAAGTTGATGATATAAATATGGTAGAAGGATGTATTAAAAATTTAGCTCGTGAATATCAATATAAGAAAAATAAAGAAGTGTATAATATAGATTTTAAATTCTTACAGAAATTATGTATTAAATGTAAAAATTTTATTAAACAATTAGAAAAAGAATTTTCAAATGATATGAAAACAACTAAAACAAAATTGAAAACAATAAAAAATCATAAAGGTGTAAATACAACGTCATTCTATATGATTATTGATAAAAAATAATTTTGTTTAAATAATTTATTTATAATTTTAAGTTCATCTTTTTCCATATGATATAAGGTACTTTACTACTTTATATTATATTATCAATTTTCTTTAATTATTAAACTATAATCAATGGCATGTATTTCATTTTGACTATAATTGAAAATAATAAAGAAAATCTGTTATTGAACCAAAACCAAAAAAGAAATTTATTATCAAAAAAGTAAAACATCATATTATTGAAATATAATTTTATTTAACAAGAAATCGACTTTGCCGCAAAACAATGTATTGCTATGTTGATTCCTTCTGATAATAAATAAAAAATTTGATTTTTAATATAATTAGACATAATTATATTACATATTAATGGATTATAAAGGATTTTTTCGAATTGAAACCAAACTTGATGTTGTTCCTTCTAATATTCAACCTATTGGATTGGGATTAGATAATACAATAATTTTTAAATATAAAGTAAATAATGAAACACAATATGTTTCAACAACGTTTCACAAAAAGTTATATAATTACATCTTTTTTGAAATTATTAATAATAGTCAACTTTGGACATTCGTAATAACACATATTACAAGATGTACTTCGTATGGTAATAGTTTCTTCTTTGAAGCATCATTTAAATTAGATGTAGTTAAAGAATTAGTTAATGATTATATTAATCAATCATTGTCTCTCAATAGTCTACTTTGTGATAAATATAATAGTTTGTCAGTATTTTCTAATACGGATATGAAAGATAAAAGTATTGTCCCATATCTTGAACCAGTCAAACCAAAAGGTGAGTTTAAATTAAAATTATATGAATATCAAGAAAAAACCCTTGCAAAAATGTTAAATATGGAAACTAATAAAACAGATTTTCATATTAATTACTCGTATAATTTTGATTATGGAAATGATGTGATTTACGACCCAATTACTAATATGAAAAGTGATACTAATAAACAATTTAAAATTACAACATCAGGTGGTGTATTGGCTGATGAGATGGGTTTAGGCAAGACAATTTCAACCATTGCTCTTATTGTATCAAATCCAGTCGGTAATATTGTAAATACATCACTATCTAAAATTAATAATTACACAAAAATTAATTCTAAAGCAACATTAATTGTATGTCCATCCCATTTAACAAAACAATGGGAATCAGAAATTAAACGTTGTACTAGTAAACTAAAAGTCAGAACAATTTTAACAAAAACAGATTATAATTCATTAAAATTTAAGGAAATTATTGATAGCGATATTATTATTACAAGTCATCAATTTCTTATGAACTTTAAATTCTACCCCACCCTACATTACCGTCCTTGTACAGCATCTAATTATGATTTTAGTGAGCGAAATATCCTAATTAAAAATTATCTTGCAGAAAAATTAACAAAACATAGTTGGGATGAAATCAAAGAATTAGATTCACCTATTTTTGAGTTCTTCAATTTCCATCGTCTCGTTTTGGATGAGGGTCACGAGATTTTTGGTGAAATGCTTAGCACCGGTTCATTGTCAACATATATGTCACGATGGCTTTCTAATATCGACTCAAAGTTTTATTGGTATCTATCTGGAACTCCATTTGTAAATTTTAAGGGTCTTGAAAATTGTTCTCGATTTATTAATCTAAAATTGGAAGACAAAGAACGTGAGATTACAATTGATTATCCTAATATGCATAAACAACAATCCTATACTATTTTCAGAAATCTAATGAATAAACAATATATTTGGGAACAAATTCTGCAAAAAGTGTGTATTAGACATCGAAAAGAAGATGTATCTACACAAATTAATATTCCTGGCTATCAAGAAAAGATTATTTGGTTAAAGTTTACAGAATTAGAACGTCAATTATATGAGGCGAAGAAAGGTAAAGTGAGTGATATTGTTATGCAACAACTCTGTTGCCATCCTCTCATCGTTGAATCTAGTAAGAAAATTTTTGGTGATGTAGAAGTCGATTTAAGTCAAATGCAAGATAAACTAATTGAATATCATAAGAATAATTATGAATCATATAAATTTAGATTGACTAAATTAGACCCTCTTCGACATGAATATCATATGCTCAAGAAAACATACGAAACATACATGTCAGAATCTAAATATCTCTTTACTATTTTAGAGAAGATGAAAACACCTGAAGTACTCGATGAAGAAAATTGTTCAATTTGTATGGACAATCTAGACAATCCTGCTGTAACTGCATGCGGTCATATCTTTTGTTATGAATGTCTCAAGATGTGTTTGGGTGATAAAAAGAGATGCCCTTTATGTAAAGCTGATTTAACTGGGAAAGATTTGATGGTTATGAATGTTAAGAAAGAGGTCAAAGAAAATATAAACCCACTTGTTGAAAAATATGGTTCTAAATTGGGAAAATTAATTTCAGTTATTCGATATTTGGTTGCAAGTGAAGAGACTCGTATTATTGTCTTCTCTCAATGGGATGATATGTTAAGTTTAATTGGTAAGACTCTGGCTGAAAATGAAATTGAAAATTGCTTTGTGAAAGGTAATGTATGGTCTCGTAATTCAGCTATCCGTAAATTCAAGGCTGGAAAAGATACTGATGGAAATGATAATAAGGTAATTATGTTAAGTCTTAAGAATGCAGCCTCAGGTACTAATCTGACTGAAGCAACCCATATCTTTTTTGTAGAACCAATTAATTCTACAAGTGAAGAATGTAAAGCAATTGAAGGTCAGGCTATTGCACGTGCTTGTCGTGTAGGACAAAAACAACAAATTGTATTGATGCGTATTCTGATTGAGAATACAATTGAAGAAACAATTTATCGTAAATCATACAATAAAGATATTGTGGTTGACCTTAAAGAGCCTACATTGACTCTGTCAAAAAAGCTAGATTCTCCAACTAACTTGGACAATGAAATCATTGTATAAAAGTTTTCTTTACAATTATTTATATTAGAACTATTGATAATATGTATTATTTTTGATTTATTAAACCATATATTGTAATTGGTAAAAATTATAATATTATTTTATAATATAATCTAATAAACATATAATGGTAACAAGACATGTTAATAATACGAATCAAGTTAATCCACCAGATATTAATTATACTAATTATGGCGATGCAATTAGTAATGCACTTGATGGAGATATTATAAAAATATGGAGTGGTGGTGTTAATATAGTTACTTTTACTTATAAACAGAATGTGGTACAAAGTAGCGAGATTACAAAATATTCTGATAATATGGGAAAATTCCTTTATACAGTATTAAATTCTAATAATACTACAATTAATAATATAAGAGCAAATAGAAATATTTATTTGGATTATTATAATAATAAATTTAAATTAGGAACTATTACAAATACTAACAAAACGCTTGTTGGTAGTGGTGATTTTAAAGGAGCTAGTATTACACTTGATACAACCATAAATCCATTACCAACAAATAAATCTTTATTGGTAGGAATAGCAGAAAAATTAGCCTATCCAACAAAAGAGCAAGATATGGGATTCTTTGTAAAATATATGGATGTGACAAATTTTAATCCAAATGATATAACAGGACAAAATCTATCTATATTGCCAATTAATACTGCCGCTAATTTAAATTTAAAAATAACATTACCAAATTATATTGAGGATATAACTAAAAATACTTTTGATAATAAATTATTAAATCTAGGAATGAATGAATATTTTTCAAGACCATTAAATTTAAAAGTTATAAAAAATTTTACTAAAAATTTTAATCTACAACTTCCTAAAGACGGTATATTTATGTTATTAGATCCTGGAAGATATGCAGAATATGCAATTAATTTAACCTCATCGCTTCAAAGTAAAAATTCTGGTTCCCAGTTCTTTCTTGATAAACGTTCAGGAAGAGAACTTTATAATGGAGCTGCTGCAGTTAAGAAAGGTCCTTTTAATGGATGGAGATTCAATAAAACAACTGCTAATTATATTAGTTGGACACTATATGATAGGAATTTAGATTCTGATATTTCAGCACAACCAATTGATTATTTTTGGGTTGTTATTTATCAACCTACCAATATAGCCCAATCATTCTCATTAGAATTAGTTAATACTAATAACGCTACACAATCAATAACTATTACTACTCCCGCACAATCGGGAAGATACTTGTTATGGTATTCCCCCCAACTTAGTTCTGTCCCAACAAATACTATTTTTGATTTAATAAAGGGTACAGAAACAGCAATACAATTCCCAACTAGTATGATTACAAATATTATAAAGGCAAGACTGAAAACAACAAGTGGTGATATGAATATATTTTATTTAGAAGCTTATGGTTATAATACATATAATACTACTATTAATCTAGCGCTAAGAAAAATATCAGATGAACGTTTAACTGATTCAAAACAAATTAGTCTTTCTACAGAATCTGGTTATAATCTTCTATTTAGTAAATTTATTAATATGGACCAACTTACATCCTATCCAATGGATGTCTATGGTACTGATACGAATGACATAGTAGCAGAAGAGACAACAAGAGGTTCAGTAGGTTGGTATTTTGATTCAACTAAAGATTTAAATTTAAATTTAGTTAGTAAGAAAAATATAAATACAATACTAAATAGACCTACAAATAACTCATTAACTTACAATGATTTTCATACAATGTTTGTTGAAGTAAATATAAAAGCAAATACTAATTTTACAATTAGTGTATTTGGTAGTACTTCAGTTCCTATTAATGATTTGGGTCAGAAAATAATTTATATTAAAAATAGTCCATTTACCCCTGAACCATACGTAACACCACCAACAAGTTCTTTTGCTACACATTTAATTCCAGCTAATCCATCAATTCAATATGATGGTGTTAATATAGGTGTTCATAAATATAAGGTAACATATTTTACAGATGTCGGTGAAACATTATCAGGTCCAAATGATTTCACTTCAACTATAACAGTCATAGCAGGTCAGGGAAATGTCATCTTGTCATCATTGCCTATATCTGATGATCCAAGAGTGAAAGGTAGAAAAATTTATAGAACAACTGCAAACGACCCATTATCTGTATATAAATTTGTTCTTCAAATTTTTGATAACACAACTCTTACTATTACAGATAGTATTCCCGATTATCAATTAGGTGCAACTCTACCTACTACTAATACTGCGAGTTCTGGTACAGTGGAAGTTACCCAAGGTGGATATTTTAGTCAACTAAATTCCAATGTTACCAATTCATTAGATAATTATAGTTTATTTATTGGTTCTAATATTCCTAATAATGAAATTTTTACCAGTTTATATATAAATGCAGCTAATAATACGGATATTGAGATATTATCATATGGTTATAAAATGAGAGGTTATCCACCAGTTCATATGCAAACAAGATGGTCTACAATTGCTAATAGTCCTCTTATTAACAACGTTAGTGGTTTCCTTACTATTGAGAAAGATGCATTTAGTATTGCTAGTGCACAAGAGACTATTGTTGATGCTAAATTTAAGGTCGTTGCATATGGTGATTTTATTAAGGGTAATTATTTACAAAACCCACTTTCAACCGAATATGCAGATATACGTGTTAATATTGAGGTTAACAAGGCTGCGGTACAGAATGCATTATTTTACTTAAAATCATCCGATTTGAATAATTATACAATACGTATTGACGGTCTCCAATATACATCAAATGGTATTGCAATTACAGATGCAAATGGTAATATTAAATCAAATTATGTTACATTTGGTGATACAAAATATATTATGGGTGACCTTACAATTAATAATAATAATGAGGCGACATATATTAGTACTGTTAATAATATGAAAATGTTTGTTCGAAACGGTGGATTGAATCCTGTATTATTACAAGGTGTATATGCTGCTATATTCAAAGCATTTAATAAATCGGGTTCTATTCTTAACCCTAGTTTATTAAGTACAGTTAATAATCTTGCAAGTGAAGTGTTAAAACCAAATGTTCCCTCTGCCCAACTAACTAATGATGTTAGTAGTAATTTAGAAATTGGTGGTGTTTATTCATATCGTGTTACTTATTATACTAATACAGGTGAAACAGAATCCAGTTTAGAATCAAATTATATCACTCAATCTACAACAGATATGAAAAAGATTATTATTACCTTACCCATATCGCAAGATATACGAGTATTAGGACGGAAGATTTATCGCAGACGCGTTATTACTAATTTGACTTCTCACCTTTATATTGCATCAGTTGCAAATAATACTGATATAACTTTTATTGATGATATAATTAATCCAATTAATAGTACGACAGCTGCTCCATCATTAGCATATTTAACATCAAATGATAGTTCATACAGTGTATTAACAGCCGCAAGATTAATGGATATTGTACCAAGTATACTAACATCTAATGCTACTTATAAATATAAGATTACATATTATAAATTAAATGGAACTACTGTAACAGAAACTCTACCTTCAGAACCTTCTACAGAACTTGTAATGCCTCCTTCTAGTTGTAAAATTATTGTAAACCTCCCAATATGTCCTGATAATACTATTACAGGGAGACGTATATATAGAACTATTAATAGTGGTACTACCTTCATATTAGTAGGTGTAGTGCCTGATAATGTTACATCGCTCTATATTGATAATACATCAGATAGTACAGTTGATATGACAGCTATGGCACCAACTGTTAGTACATTACCCACTATTAATACCCCCTTATTAACATATGTTGGAGGTAATAATTTTACTTATATTTATACAAAGATGTTTAGTAGTAACTTATTAACAGGTGGCTCCTATATTTATAAATTTACATATATTGTTTCTAATAGCGTGAATGGTACCACAGTATTAGGTGAAACAGATGCATCTGACCCAAGCAATACAATTGCACAAGGAAGTGATTCTGCATCAAAGATATTATTGAATCTTCCAATTAGTATGAATCAAAATGTTATTGGTCGTAAGATTTATAGAACTACTGCATCGGGTGTTATATTCAAGTTATTAACAACAATAAATGATAACGGTACAACAATTTATTTTGATGATATCCCTGATAAGAATTTGGGAACAATTATCCCTCCAAATAATACAACTAATCTTACTGCTCCAATTATTAATACAACAAAGAGTGCAGCTGGTAATATTGATCCATTAAATTATTTACTAGCTAATTCATTTAATGAAGTGAATGTACCTGCTTATCAATCAACAATATTTAAATTGTATAATTATTCAGGAAGATTTGCACAAGATCAATTAATTTATTCAAGTAATAGTAATAATACAGTAGGTAGTAGTGTAAATGGTTACAATAGTAATGGTAATGCAATACCCGATGGCACTCAAATTCTTAATACAGTTAATATGAATTTAGAAAATATGGAATTAAATATTAAATGTAAATTAAGAGGAGCTCTATATAATGTGGCTAATAATAATGCATTGAACAAGACTCCATTAACAAAAGAAATAGCAGAATTTATTTTTGGTAAATATAATAATTCTACTAATGGTGTAGTGAGCGAATCATCTACTCTTGTTCGCCAAGTAACTCGTGCTGGTACTAATACTTATGGTATAGATGAATTAGGAGTACAGATGGATATGATGAATAATGATAAAAATAGTGATGGTAGCTATAAAGTAATAAATGAAATTCAATATGAGATTATATTTATAGTGGGATTAATTCAAAGAACCTCGTAAATTCGGCTTTGCCGCAATTTAAGAGCTATTTTAGAATAACATTATGAAAAAATAAATTTTTTCATAAGCTACTTAATATTAATATTATGAAAACCCAAGAATTTTTTTGAGAAATATTTATATTTCAAAAAAATAGTTGGAGAAAATTATACAAAGTATTTTAATTAAAAGTTATACCAAGTTTTTCAGTCAAGTTACTCTTAATAGTAGCTAATTTGGAAGTATCAACATTATTATCATTGGGATATTCGACTGTATAATAGAATAATGCAATATCCAGATTAATATCATTAGATTTAGTAACATAATATTCGACAGGCTCAAGTTTTTGAGGCATAATAAAATCTCTTGCAAATGATGACAATATCATATTGTCAATAGCATTCAACACATATGTATAGAATGTAATATCACCCTCGGTAATTACCCCAGAACCACCAGTAGCAGTATTTGTAATAGCAGTAGCAATGATACTAGTAGATGTATCACCCATTTTTTGAGCTTCTTGTAAAGTAGCTTTTGTACCAATTGGTACAGCACCTAAAATTATATTATTAGAATCAACAAATGCATTAAATTTTTCAGCACCTAAATCAACTATTCGAACCATAATTATATTGTAATATATTTTATTTTAAATTATTCTTAGAAATGTCTATATAATTTTTAGCAATAGATGAATCATCTGCAGGTTTCCCTAATATTGCTAATATATTGGCTTTTAAATCAAGGAAACCGGTTATTTGCATACCATCTACTGTACCTCCATTTATAATAATATAATAAAGTTTTAAAATATTATTTGCTTTTGAAGATAAATTAGGGTTATTGACATATTGCGGTGCATTCAAGTTTGATGCCTGTTTATCTTTATTAATAACACTTAAGAAATTATTTAAATATTCGCTAATCTGTGTTTTAATGGTAGTTTGCGGGTCTGTATTTGAAGTTGACATAAAAAATCTAGACTATTAATATATGGAAGAAATTTTAATTAATATTGATAGTAGATATCGCGATACTATTATTTATCCAAATGAAACTAAATTTAGATATACATTAGAAAAAAGTATTAAAAATGTAGGTTCTATTAAACTAGCTAGTTTAGAAGTTAATAACTCTATTAATTATATCAGTTCTACTAGAAAAAATAATTTTTTTAAAATTCATCTACCTAATAAAACCAATGATCCTATAGGAACAATCATTCAATTAGAAGACGGTTTCCTTCAATTAGTTGGTAGTATTAACAATCTTATAAATAGTATTTTTGAAGGGTTATTTAATAAGAATAGTAGTTTACAGACCAAACAGGTAAATAATGAACCAATTGCAGAAAAGTACTTCTACATTTTATATTTAAATAATGATTTACAATTTGCTTTAGATTTTAATGATCCTACATTTATGCCTGCTACATTACAAAATCCTCTTATATTAAAAGCAGGATGGTATAGTATATATGGTATGGTATTACAGATTAATAATTATATTACACAAAAATATAATGAGAGAAAGGCATTCAAGGTAGCTAATTTTAATGATACGAGTTCTATAGGATTAGATTTAGGTAATTTTCAATTTACTTCAGCTGCTAGTTTGAACATATTTGATAGGAGATTTAGAAATGTATCAACTGTATCATCAAATAATAAAACATACTATCAACCAAATGCTACTGATTGTATAAGATTAGATGTTTTAAATCTACATAATAATATTTATAATGCTAATAATTTGGCAACTAATTTGTATACATTCAAGAATGATTTCTATAAATATTATTTATATGATACAACAAATTTTATTATCGCACCGACTAGTAGTAGTTATCCAGTTCTTGGTATTTTAGATAAACTTGCTACTAATTCATATATTATTCCAACAGCTTATGTAGGCGCGGGTACCAATTTATTAGGCGCTTCAGTATATTACTTGAATAATACAGCGGCTGACCCAACAATGGACAGTACACAAATTTATAATTTGCATTGTTCAACAAATTTAACATCATTACGTGTTAGTATTACAAATACATTTACAAAAGCCAGTGGTTCTAGTACAGATTATTATTATTATTGGCAGGATATTACAACAGGAACTGACCAAAGTTGGACAACAGCCGACTCTTCAAATACAACAGGAAATCTTGTTATTAAATCATACTTATTAGCACAAGGATTTATAACTATTGCACAATATAATGACGTTACATTTAAACCAAATTGTAAGAAAGATATTGCACCATTTGACATAGATTTGAATACTTATGTTGATTTGAATACTTACCTTGTTAATAATATTATTGATTTGAAAAGTCTTCAATATCCTCCGCTTGGTTATTTTCTTGGTTTTAGACCTGATATGACAAAGAAGGCTGATAAATTTTTAGTTTCACCAGTTTGGTTAGATACTGATTGTATAATATCGGCTCCAAAAATGTTTAATACAACAGGTGATTCATATATATTCTTTCGTATTAATGATTATGGTTATGTAGATTTCTTTAATAAACCAATGTTAGGTAAAATCCTTATGACAACTGGGTTGGGTAACCCAAAGATTGACGATGGTATGAGTAAAGAATATCGTTTTAGGCAACCTGTTAACCTTCAAAGACTCGATATTGAATTGGTTGATTATCTTGGTAATACATTAGATTTAAATGGTGCTGATTGGTCATGTACAGTTGAAATTAAACCTTATGTCAACTCTACACAGAAACTTGCTAATGAAAAACAAGCTCTAGTTTTTAGTTAAAATGATTTTAGTTAAAATAATAGTTAATTAATTTATTATTTTGTTCATTTAATTTATTAATCATATCATCCCAATATTCACATTCTTTAATAATTTCTTTTTGAACTCGTTTTAATGGTATTTGTATCATAGCATTTTCTGATTTATCTGCATTATAATATATATAATAATACAAATATTTATCAATAACTCTTTTAATTTTTGATTTATAATATATATAATCATATTGATTAAAATCATATTGATTAATATCATATTGATTAATATCATTTTGAATAAATTCACAAATATCTCCTAATTTTTTTAATTTACAATTATTTGAGGTTAACGATATAATAATATTTTCTTTAATTTTATTATAGGTAATTATTGATTTATTATTATTTTGGATTTGGTCATTTACAGTATCCAATGTACTAATAATCATTTCCATATATTTATCTGATGGAATAGAAATAATATATGATGTAATATCTTCTAATAATATACTGCAAAGCTGAGATTTATGACTATTTAGATAATAATATATATATTTAAAATGTTCATCTTTTAGTTTTTGATGTTGTTTTGATTTATTTTTTAATAAATAGTGGTTTTGTCTTATAGTATCATTAATGCTATTACTAGGAATATAATTAATAGAAAAATCTTCTGATATAATAATAGAAGAGTACTTTCTTTTAATCTCTCGTGGATTATTTATAATATCACAAATATCTGATAATTTAATATTAGTAGTCTTATTTACTTTTTGTGTCATATATTAATTATTTTAAAGATATTATTTTTAAGTATTTTTAACATATTAAAATAATCTAAAGATTTAGTACATATTATATCTATAATGAGTAATAATAAAAACGTTGTTTCAAATTTTGCAATTGGTATCGATCTTGGTACTACATATAGTTGCGTTGGCGCATATATGAATGGTAAAGTAGAAATTATTGCCAATGATATGGGTGAACGTACTACACCATCATATGTTGGTTTTAATGACGTGGAACGTATGATTGGTATGGCTGCAAAGAATGCAGCTTCCTCTAATCCTACTAATACAGTGTATGATGCTAAACGTTTGATTGGTCGAAATTATTCGGATAAGGCTGTTCAAGATAATCTCAAACATTTTTCATTTAAGGTTGTTGATAGAAATGATAAACCAAAGATTCAAGTAACATTTAAAGATGAAGAGAAAGAATTTACACCAGAAGAAATCTCAGCAATGGTGCTCACAAAGATGAAACAAACAGCAGAAGATTATCTCGGTCATCCAGTTAAAAATGCCGTAGTAACTGTTCCAGCTTATTTTAATGATGCACAACGTCAAGCAACTAAAGATGCTGGTGTAATTGCTGGTCTTAATGTACTTCGTATTATTAATGAACCGACTGCAGCTGCTGTTGCCTATGGTCTTGATAAGATGTCAGAAGCATCGAAGAATGTATTGATTTTTGATTGTGGAGGTAAACAGTAAGTACTGCCTCCTATGGTGAAAACCCATACTTGATATGTAATATATTAAGGAACCTGGTTAATTGCTGGAAACCCCTTAAGCTTATAATACTACAACGTGGTTGGTAACAACGAGCGTGAATGTTTAAAAAATTATAAGATTGGGCAATCAGCAGCCAAGCATCATCGTGAGGTGATGAAGGTTCAACGACTAGAATAAGTAAAGTTTAATGAATTATTCGCTTAAAAGCGTAGACAATAACTCGAAAATTCCACGAATGCCAGGGGGATAAATTGCGGTAAAACTGTTATTTATCCTAAGATATAGTCTGATCTTATAGGAAACTATAAGAAGTTAGGATAAAGAGCCTAACGATAACAAATTAGTCATGGGTACTCATGACGTTTCACTTCTTACACTTGATGATGGTGTATTTGAAGTAAAGGCCACTGCAGGTGATACCAACTTGGGTGGTGAGGATATTGACAATCGTATTGTTGATTATGTAGTCGAAGAATTTAAGAAGAAACACAAGGTTAATCTTAATGATAATAAGAAAGCAGTTAGACGTGTTCGTACTGCAGCAGAGAAAGCAAAGCGTGCTCTTTCTAGTCAAACTCAAACGTCAATTGAAATTGATTCACTCCACGAAGGAATTGATTTTAATTTGTCACTAACTCGTGCTAAATTTGAATCTCTTTGTATGGATATTTTCCAACGTACCTTAGTACCAGTAGAACGTGTTCTAACTGATGCTAAGCTGTCCAAAGGCCAAGTTAATGAAGTGGTATTAGTTGGTGGTTCAACCCGTATTCCAAAGATTCAAGAATTACTCACTAATTTCTTTAATGGAAAGGAACTCTGTAAATCAATTAATCCTGATGAAGCAGTGGCTTATGGTGCTGCAGTCCAAGCAGCCATTTTATCAGGTATGCGTGATGAGAAATTAGACCAACTGGTTCTACTTGATGTAACTCCACTATCTCTTGGTGTAGAGACTGCAGGTGGTATTATGACTAATCTAATTCCACGTGGTACAACCGTCCCAACTAAAAAGACTCAAACCTTCTCCACAGCTGTTGATAACCAACCAGGTGTAACTATTCAAGTATATGAAGGTGAGCGTCAATTGACTCAACATAATAACAAACTTGGAGAGTTTAATCTCAAGGGTATTCCACCAATGCCTCGTGGTACTCCACAAATTGAGATTACTTATGATGTAGATGCTAACGGTATTCTTTGTGTTTCAGCTGTTGAGAAATCTACTGGTAAGGCAGAAAAGATTACAATTACCAATCAATCAAGTCGTCTCAGTAAAGAGGATATTGAACGAATGGTAAATGATGCTGAGAAATTCAAGTCAGAAGATGAAAAAGTTAAAGCAAGAGTTGAGGCTAAGAACAAACTTGAAAACTATTGTTATAACCTAAAGTCTTCAGTTCTAAATGAAGAGAAGATGAAACAAGCATTAGGCAATGACCTCTCTACTGTTGAAAAGACAGTTGAAGAGACTCTAAAATGGGTTGAAGATAACAGTAATGCAACTACAGAAGAGTTTGAAGATAAGTATAAACAAACTGAATCCCTTCTAATGCCACTCGTATCAAAGGCATATCAATCAAATATGCCAACAAGTATGCCAACAGGTGCAGAAGCTAGTGGTCCAAAGAATGATGATGTAGATTAAAAGTAATTACTTATAAAAATTTCACATTAAATATAATAAATATGGCAAAGCTAATAATTATTATATTTATATTCATAATCATATTATTATGTCAATATAAAACAGATGAAAAGTTTGTAAATGTAAACGCATTAACACCGTACAATAATCTTCAAGATACTGTAAGTATATTAAAACAAGTAACACAATTATTAAAAGATAATAATATAACGTACTGGGTTATTCACGCCACCCTATTAGGAGCAGTTAGAAATAAACATATATTACCGTGGGTAGATGATGCAGATATCTCTATACATCATAGTGATTTACCTAAATTATTAAGTATTGAAGAAGAATTAAATAGAAATAATATTGGTATAATGAAACAAAAAGACCGTTATAAACTCTATCGATTAAATAGTAACTATCCATTCGTAGATGTATTTCCTGTTATAGAAAGTAATAACAAGTATATTTATGAAAATAATATAGCTAGGGAAACTTTAAAAAAAGAGTACTTTTATAAAAATGAATTATTACCATTACAAAAATACGAGTTTGAAGATTACTATGTATATGGTCCAAATGTTCCTACCAGATATTTAGAAACTAATTTCAAGAATTGGAAAAATAAAGGATATAAATCAGGTTGGATTAATTCCACCAGAACTTTCATCCAACCTAGTACTTTTGACTTAAAATATAGTACCAAACCATATTTGTGGATAGAAATAAAAGATAAGGATTATATTAAGGAATTAACCAATAAATATAACTCTATATTTAATATAATGATACTAAAGAAGAAACCCACCCGTTATATTATAAGATTATTATATGAATATGGAGGGATATATATAAATGGCAGAACAAATCAAAATCTGTATGATATTATGAATAAATTAAAGAAATATGATTTTGTTAATATAAATAATATGATAGCATCAAGAGCCAACACTCGATTAATGGGACTAGTATTAAAAAATTGGGACTATGTTCATAATAATAACATATTATCAGACACAATAAAAGACCTAGTAATAAATGAAAACTATTTAATTTTTCCCTCTAATAACAAATAAAGGTGTTTTATAGTTTTTAGCAGGTAACAAGTATTCAACAGTACGATCAATCTCGTCAAAATATAAAGTACCTTTCATATCAATTACATTCTTGTCGTCCATATTGATATAAATGTTGCAAATATCTTTAAATTCATCTATAAATGAACACACCCCATTCTCATATAGATTAATAATTTCACCATTCTTCCCTTTGAAATTTTTTAATTTTTTCATAATATCAATTACAATAGCGACTCTTTCACTCTTATTATTATACATTAATATGATTAACAAAAATATTTTTTATAAAACGAGTTATAAAAAATATTATTTATATAAAATATAAATGAGTTTTAATTGTAGTATTTGCAATAAGGAATATAAATCTTATAAAAGTTTATGGAGTCATAATAAAAATATTCATCCAGATTTAGATATCTATATTAGTAAAAAAGAACGTAATTTTAGTTGTAAACATTGTAATAAAAAATTTACTAGGAATGATACCCTGAATTATCATATAAAAAATACTTGTAAGAATGAACAAACTAATGAAATAAATGAATTGAAAAAACAAGTTGTAGAATTACAAAAGAAAATTTCCGAGAGTAAAACAACTAATAATATTAATAATGGAACAATTAATAAAACTGTTAATAATATTATTTATATCAACAAAATTGGAACAGAAAATTACTTGGAATTAAATGATGAGGAAACATCTGAAATATTTAGTAAGGAAATATCAGGAGTTGTATCTCTTATTAAATATATTTCCTGCATATGCAGGCATTTTAATGAACGTTTACCTTCAAACCATTCATTTTGTTCAAGTTCATTAGAAGGAAAATATTTATTAACATTTAATAGTGAGGAAGCTAAAGTTGAGAGTACCCGTAAGAAATATTTTTATCAAGAATTATTATCAAGCGCAGTTACTAAAATGGAATTACTTTATAATAAATGCAAGAAAAAATTTAGTAAGGATAAACAAACTAGAATAGAAGATACTATCGTAAGATTAAAAGATATTAAAGAGAGAGATTTTAATGATAAAATATTAAGAGAAATTAAAATTCAATTAATCCAACTTTCATATAATTGTCGTAATACCGTATTAAATACTTGGGATAATAATAAATTAATGGCAAACATAAATTCTAATCATTATGATAGTGATTTATCAGAAGACGATTATGATAGTGACTTATCTGAAAAATTCATATTACCAATATATAACAAACAATAATATGGCCTTCTTTTTATATTAGAAACGAAGAGCATATAATAACTTTCAGAGTAAAATAAAATATCTAATATAAATATAATAATGACAATCAGATATGTATTAAATCCATCACCTAATATTAGTCCTAATTATAATTCAGTAACTGGGGCTCTTGCAGATGCTGTATCTGGAGATGAAATTCATATTCATAATTCACAAATAGACGCGTTGTTAGTTATCCGTTTTTACATTGATAATTCACAAGTAGTCTTAGCCTTTAATGAAAATCAAAATTTAGGCTTTGACCAAATATTAAATAATAGTTCAGCTAACTTTTTAAAATCAACTAATAATATTTATTACAATGCTGGAAGTGTAATGGTTGGTCCTGAATCTGTTTTCTATACAACTAGTGTTGCTGCTTTTAATGAAGCGTATAAATTAAAAGTTCACGGTGGTGCTAAATTTCAAGCTGGAACCATTTCAATTGGTACAGCTACTGAAACTGGTACTAATTTTAGTGAGCATCTTAAAATCGATACATATGGTAATGTTCGTATTGGTTTAACAGAACAAACCTTATTAACTATCAATTCTTCAACTGGTAATATGATGGTAACTGGTACATCAGTTTTAAATAATAATGTTACTGCAACCGCCGCATTAAATGTATCTGGTGTGACTACATTACTTGGAAACACTACTGCTGTTGGTCGTCTTAATGTATCAGGTGAATCTATATTACTAGGAAATGCAACTCTAGTATCCCAACTTAATGTGAGCGGTGAGACAACTCTCTTGGGAAATACTACTCTAGTATCTCGCTTTAATGTATCGGGTGAATCAACCCTCTTAGGTAACATAACTGCAGTAGCTAGATTTAATGTATCAGGTGAAACTACATTACTAGGAAACACTACAGCAGTAGCTACATTTAATGTATCGGGTGAATCAACACTCTTAGGTAACACAACTGCAGTAGCTAGATTTAATGTATCGGGTGAAACTACATTACTAGGAAACACTACTGCTATGGCTCGTTTCAATGTATCAGGTGAATCAACATTACTAGGAAATACTACTATGGTATCTCAATTAAATGTATCAGGAAAAACAACTTTTCAAGGAGATGTTACAATGTTATCCCAATTTAATTTACTTGGTGATATGATTTATTCAGGTAATATGATAAAAAATGGTTTCACTATGATGAGTTGGTTTGATAATAGTATATCATCACAACCAAGTAGTACAAGTATTATCCCAACATCAACTCAAAACTATTATGGTTGCTACATTGATGTAAATTTTAGTTCATCTAAAGTCTATTCATATATTATGCAATCCTCTTATGGTAGCACTATTATTAAATGGACAATAGCCGGTTCAAATGATAGAAATACATGGTACCTATTAGATAATATAGAATCTTATAATGGAATGAATTATAATACAATAGGACAATTTAGAGATATACAATTTACATATGTAAGATTTATAGTTCGTAAGATTGATTTCCATTATAATGTCATGTGTCAACGTTTCTGTCTATATGACCAGAATGGTACTAAGATTAATATTAGTTTATATGATACTAGTAGTTGGGCGGCTAGTAGAGGTATAGCCTATTATCAAGGTAATTGGAGTAATCCTGTTAATAGTGATACTGAAAATAATATGTATTTGGGTTCACAAGATTATGATACTTATAATAATGGTTGGGATGGAACTTATACAGGGGGTCAATATAGTACTATTATACCATCAGGCACTATTGTAATTACACCCGCTATAGTAGGTCAAGCTAGAATGTATAATTTAGCTGAGATTGGTATTGGTATATCAGCACCAACAAATATGTTAAGTGTATCGGGTACCACCCTATTAAATGGTATAGTATCAATGACAACAACCTTAAATGTATCGGGTGAAACAACACTATTGGGTAACGCTACTGCAGTTGGTCGTCTGAATGTATCAGGTGAATCAACTCTTCTTGGTAATATGACAGCTATGGCTCGTTTTAATGTATCTGGTGAATCGATATTATTAGGAAATACTACAATTGTATCACAATTAAATGTATCAGGTGAAACAACATTATTAGGAAATATGACTACAGTATCCCGATTTAATGTATCGGGTGAATCAACTCTTCTTGGTAATATGACAACTATGGCTCGTTTTAATGTATCGGGTGAATCAACTCTTTTAGGTAACACTACAGCGGTTGCTCGATTTAATGTATCAGGAGAATCAACATTATTAGGAAATACAACATTATTATCACAATTAAATGTAAGTGGTATGACAATATTAGAAGGTGCAGTAACATCTAGTTCAACAGTAAATATTAATGGTACAATGACTGTTCTTAAAAAGACTCAAACATATAGTTTTAATGTTGGTAATGGTGGTATTGCAGGTACTAATAATCATGCAAGTGGTGGTGGTGCAGGTGGTATTATTGTTAGACAAAATAATAATATTATTAATTCATTATCAATAGCAACAAAAGGTGCCGAAACTAATGGTGAGGGTGGTAATGGAGGTATTGGTTTTGGTGCAGGTGGTGGTGGTGGTGGATATAGTATATATGGTATGGCAGGTGGTAATGGTGCTAATGGTTTTGTCTATATAAGAAATGGTGATATTGAATATTTTACTCAAGTATCTACATCATATACATTTATAGTACCTGGTATAACAAAAATTATAATGATGGGTGGTGGTGGTAGTGGTGGTAATAATTCATCTACAAATAATATGTCAGGTGGAGGTGGTGCTGGTTATCTTCAAATATATGATATAACAGTTTCATCTGGTGAGACAGCAAATATAACAATTGGAAATGGTGGTGTTGCTCCTGTGTCAACTAATGGATTTATATTTAATATTTATTCAGGGTATTTTAATGATGACACTAATTGGTTCGTATCAAGAACACCAGTACATACTGGTCTTGTTACAGATATGACAAGTATTGGTGCAGCTACAAATGGAATTGTACCTAATAATGGTTCTTGGGATCACTATTCAGTAGAGTGGTTTGGATATTTTTGTGCACCTGCAACTGGAACATATACATTTTATACAGAATCAGACGATGCATCATATCTTTGGGTAGGAGCAAATGCAAGTTCTGGTTATACAACATCTAATTGTGTTGTAAATAATGGTGGTGCCCATGGAGTAAATGAAAAAAGTGGAACTATCAATTTAGTAGCAGGAACATATTATCCTATTCGTATTCAATTTGGTGAAGCAGGTGGTGGTGATAATTGTATGGTATCATTCACGTGTCCTGGTATCAGTAGAACTTATAATTTTAGTAATTATTTTATAGCAGGACAAGTAACAGATGGAGAACAAACATCCGTAGTAATTAATAGTATCACATATAGTGCTAATGGTGGTGTTAATGGTGCAACATCTCAAACAGGTGGTGCTGGTTCTTCAATGGGTGGTAGTGGTGCAACAAATAGTAGTAGTGCAACAAATGGTATGAGTGGTGGTATGAATGGGCAAGGAACCTCAATATTTAATACTATTACAAATCTTAAGGAATCAACTGTATTATTTGCATCATCTTCTGGTGTTACAGCATCTTCTTTATTTGTAATAGGAGCATCAACTGCATCTAGTACATTAAATGTATCAGGAGAGTCTACTTTACTAGGCAATACTACAGCTATGTCTCGCTTTAATGTAAGCGGAGAGACAATACTTTTAGGAAATACTACAGCTATGGCCCGTCTTAATGTATCAGGTGAATCCACATTATTAGGATGTACTACAGCTATGGCTCGTTTTAATGTATCAGGTGAATCAACTCTATTAGGACATACTACCCTAGGATCACAATTAAATGTATCAGGTGAATCTACATTATTAGGAAATATGACTGCTGTTGCTCGTTTTAATGTATCAGGTGAATCTACATTATTAGGAAATACTACTATGGTATCTCAACTTAATGTATCAGGTGAATCGGTATTATTAGGAAATATGACAGCAGTAGCCCGTTTTAATGTGTCAGGTGAATCTACATTATTAGGAAATGCTACTGCAGTTGCTCGATTTAATGTATCGGGTGAATCTACATTACTAGGGAATGTTACTATGGTTTCACAACTTAATGTATCAGGTGAATCAACACTCTTAGGATGTATGACTGCTGTTGCTCGTTTCAATGTATCAGGTGAATCAACATTACTAGGAAATACTACTATGGTATCTCAACTTAATGTATCAGGAGAATCAACTTTATTAGGATATACTACACTTGTTAGCCGTATGAATGTAAGTGGTGAATCAACTTTGCTTGGCAATACTACATTAATGTCTCAATTAAATGTTTCAGGTAAGACAACATTATTAGGATGTACTACACTCGTATCACAACTTAATGTATCAGGTGAATCCACTTTACTAGGCGATGTAACATTAATGTCACAACTAAATGTGAGTGGTAAGACAACTCTTTTAGGTCATACTACACTTGTATCACAACTTAATGTATCAGGAGAAACAACCCTTTTAGGATGTATGACTGCAGTTGCTCGTTTTAATGTAAGTGGTGAGTCAACTCTTTTAGGTCATACTACTCTCGTATCTCAACTTAATGTATCAGGAGAATCAACACTTTTAGGAAATACTACAGCAGTTGCATTTTTTAATGTTTCAGGGGAATCAACTTTACTAGGAAATGCTACTATGATGGCACGTTTTAATGTATCAGGTGAAACTACATTATTAGGATATACTACACTCGTATCTCAACTTAATGTATCAGGCGAGTCGACATTATTAGGAAATGCCACTGCTGTTTCTCGTTTTAATGTTTCAGGTGAATCTATATTATTAGGAAATGCTACTATGATGGCTCGTTTTAATGTTTCGGGTGAATCTACACTCTTAGGTCATACCACACTTGTTAGTCGTTTTAATGTATCAGGTGAATCTACTCTACTTGGTAATATTACAGCTGTTGCTCAACTTAATGTATCAGGAGAATCAACTCTTCTTGGTAATAGTACATTAGTTTCCCGTTTTAATGTATCAGGAGAATCAACATTACTAGGAAATGTTACAATGGTATCTCAACTTAATGTATCGGGTGAATCTATATTATTAGGAAATACTACTATGATGGCTCGTTTTAATGTATCAGGTGAATCAACATTACTAGGAAATACAACTGCTGTTGCCCGTTTTAATGTATCAGGCGAATCAACATTATTAGGATATACTACTCTTGTCAGCCGACTTAATGTATCGGGTGAAACAACATTATTAGGATATACTACAGTTGTATCCCAACTTAATGTAAGTGGTGAGACAACATTACTTGGTAATGTGACAGCAGTAGGACAATTAAATGTGTCAGGTATGACCACCTTATTAGGAGATGTAACAGCAGTTGCTAATTTATATATTT